TGTCACAGGTAGCCACTACCATTCGTAACGGCTTCTCTGGCCTCACTGTTATTACTTTTGGAACAGCTTCTGAGGCTATTGAGTCTTCTCTCTATCGCATGGGTAAGACAGCCTATGAACTTGGTAGTGGTAAGCCACTGACAGGTAGTTTCACTGGTGGCATCAAAGGTGTTTATGATGATGCTGTTAGAACAGCTTTCTATTTAGGTCAGAACAACTTGTCTTCTGATGTAGCGGAAAGACTTCTTGCTGGTTCTCCTACATTACGTGGTCGTATCCTACGTACAGTAGGTGAGAATGAAGCAAGTGAATTGTCTAAAGTTGCACAAGTGGCTAACACACTGAACGTAGCTCAGGATGCTTTCTTTAGGAAGGCCATCTTTACAGCCTCTGTTGAAAAACAACTTAGTAGAGTTGGTATTGACATGTATGATGTTATGTCACAAGGAAAGAATATTCCTTTTGATGTGCTGAAGAACGCAACAGATGAAGCTCTGACAGCTACGTTTAGTAAGATGCCTACACAAGGTGTCTTGTTTCACGGCGTTAAGCTTATTGAAGCATTAGGGCCTGTTGGCTCCACTGTCATTCCTTTCCCTCGCTTCATGGCTAATGCTATGACATGGACATACAAGCATAGTCCTATGGGTATCTTCTCTGGTGCTTCTGACATAGCCAAAGGCTCTTCTATGTTAAGAGCAGGTAATGAAGAAGGTCAAAGATATTTGATGCAAGGTTTGGAGAACACATCTAAAGGTGCTGTAGGCACTGCTGCCATCTATGCTGCCTATAAATACAGACAAGAAAACCAAGACACCGCTTGGTATGATGTAAAGAATCCTGACGGTAGTACAGTGGACACTAGAGCATTGTTCCCTATCGCTCCCTTCTTGGCTATGGGAGACTACTTAGTTAAGTTTGAAAAAGCTAGAACTGATGAGTTTAAAACCAAAGAATTCTTAGAAGCTATGACAGGATTTAAAGCTCCTGCTGGAACCACTGCTTGGCTTGGTGATAAGTTTGCTGAATCCCTGTCTAATATGCAGACAGGTGAAGGCAGTGCTGACACTAAGGTTGCCACCTTCTTTGGTGAATGGGCAGGTCAATATTTAGGTAGAGCGTTGATTCCTGTTCAACAGATTAGTGACTTGATTGGTGCTATTGATAGAGACGAAAATTTACCAAGAGATGCCTATCAAATCCCCGCTGGTGAAGAAGGCTTTGTTTCTTCTGCATCTGCACAGCTACAAAAGAAAGTTCCTATATTAAAGCAAGAACTTCCTGTGTATCAACCAGCTACAAGAACAGAAGCAGCGTTCAATGACTCAGGCCCTTTGAAGATATTTACTGGTATCACCATCAAAGGAAAGCCACAGCCATTAGAAGAAGAGATAAGCAAGTTAAAAATTCCTTTCAATAAAATCTTCACCTCCACTGGAGACAAAATTGTAGATGCCAATGCACGTAAGGTGATGGCTCCTTTGGTTGTAGATACATTCACAAGCTTGGAGAGTACAGATTTTTATAGACAAGCTAGTCCTGACGTAAAGAAAATTGCTTTACAAAACTTACTTACTTGGTCACAGAAGAATGCTAAGGAGATTGCTTCTCAAACAGCTATGGCAGAAGCCTTTAATAAGGGTGAGCAAGCACGTTTGTTTGAAATTCAATATAGCAGACTTGCTCCTGAAGTAAAGAGAGCTACGGCAGAGTTTTATAAGCAGAACATAGGTAAAGACTTAGCAGAAACTAAAGACTATATGGCTGCTCTTGCTATTGCTGCTGCTATAAAGAAGCAACCTGAGTTTGCTGCTGGTGGCATGGCTGTACAGATGGCTGAAACTCTCATTGGTAAGGGTGTTGCTAAGGTGGCAAAGAAGTCTATCACTGAGTCTGCTGATGACCTGCTTAAGAAGGTGACAGACATGGCTACCAAAGCAGGGGTGGAAGTTGCTCCTGCTATGAAGCAAACAGAAAGCTTGTTGAAGAAGAAAGCAACTCCTGTTGTTGCTCCAAAGAAAGAAGCCATTGTTCCTGCTGAGCCACAAATAACTACCCCTGCTCCTGCTATTACTCAGGCTGAAGAAGTAAGCTTTGTAGATGAGATAAATAAATATACCCCAGATCAATTAAATCAAGCTGAGTCTTTGTTAAAGACTAGCAAGGGATCGCAATATCAATTAGATAAATATAAAGCTGACTTCCCTGACGACTACCAAAAGAGTTTCTTAACTAAGCTGCAAGAGATTGCTCCTGAAGGTAAGACCACACCACCAACACCAGTGGACTTGTCCATTGCTAGTCCTGAGCTTGTGTTTGCTCCAATCAATGACTTAGAAAAAAGAGCCTTGTCTAGAGCACCAGACTTTAATAAGCTCCCTATGGCAAGTGATGATATAAACAAAAGAAAAGAAATATTACAGAACATCAAAGAAATTAGACAGAATACTTTTCCTGCTTTAGTTGACAACCTTGATGAGCTTTCTTTTGTTAAAGGAATTAAACCTTTGGATGAAGAGGTTGTTGCTGTTGCACAAGGTGAATATAGAGCAATTAAGGGAAGAGAAGTAGAGGCAGATGACACTGCTTCTTTAGAAGACTTTGCTTCCTTTGCTTCTAAATATCAAGACAAGCTTGATGCTTTGCGTGTGAAGTATAAGGACACACCTCCTGTTATTCTTTATCATGGGAATAGAACAGAACGTACTCCTGAGAAACTTGCTAGAGGCTTCTTTAACCCTCAGACAACTAAAAAGTATCACATTGAATTAAATGCTGGAGCCATCTCCTTTACCAAAGACCCTAACTTAAACTACTACATTGAAAAGTTTGGTGGTAAAGAAGCTAAGAATATTTCTCAAGTTGAGATACCATATGCTGAATATGAATTTAGAAGAGTGAACATGCCTCTTAACGCATATGATAATAAAGACTTGAACTACTTAGCAAGAGCAATCACTGGTAGCCCTGATGTAGCTAGGCCACTAAGTCTGCCACGCTCACAGATATTTAAAGAAACAGAAGATGCTTTTGTTGAGGCAGATAAACTCACAGTGACACAAGACGTAGCTGGTGTGTCTGAGAAGTATGGGAAGATAAGCGCTAGAGAAACAAAGATAAATGATGCACTAACTAGGCTTAATGATTTTAATTACAGCACTAATAAAAAGCTTGGTAGTTTTGTAGACAAGAGAAAAACAGAAGAAGGTAAGACAATATATACACAGAAAACTCCTATCAATGCATCGCAAGCATACAAAGATATTCGCACTGTGTTTAATGAGATAGCTAAGTCTTCAGAGGTTACATCCACTAAGACAGGATATGGTCAAAATTATTACTCTGCTTTAGAGAAATATAAAGAGGAGCTTAGCTTATCTATTTCTAAACTGTTAGCAGTTTATAGAGATAAAATGAGTCTAGCAGCTTTTAATACTAGTCCCAAACCTGCCATGTTGTTGGAGCTTAAGAAGTCTTTAGGTAATATAGATGCTGTTTCAAACTCAGCAGACACTCAAAAGAAAGCTGTTGAAACCATCAGAGACATTACACCTAAGCTTAACAAGGGTGGTGCTTTAGGTTTGAAAAGAAATAATGCAGAAGAAGGACTAGCACCCTTTCGGCACGGTGGTGAGGGAGCTAAAGGTAAGGGATACTTTGGCGCTCTTCCCACTACCGATGGTAGGGTGTCTACAGAAATTTCTTCTGGGTTTGAATATAAAGGAAAGAATGTAGAGCATCCCCTCATTGTGCCTACATTAAACAAAGCTGAGCTTGATCATTTGCTGTCTGGTAAAGAACCAACAGAAGCCATCTACTCAAAGGCACAAGCCTTCGCAAAGAAAAGAATAGATGCGGGTAAGAATCCGTTTGCTGAACCTACAGAGCTACGTTATCCTGTGCCTGATCAAAAGGGACTAGCATCTAGGAAGTAATAAAGGACACGAATGGGGACTGTTTTAGGAACTACCGCCATGACAGTAGCCAATCCCCATACGTGTTAGTTGTTGGTGTCTGGGCTTGATTCCAGATTGCTACACACTGCCAGTAGTTGCGGTTGGTTGATCGTCACCAGAGCCAACTCCACTTTCCTATCCGTACCTTCGCAGTGCGCTCTCAAGGTAATTAGCCTCAACCGCATCGAATGTTTCTGCACCGTACCTAGCGTTTCCTTCAACGCCGCACCAACAAGTGTATGGACTGTTGTGGTTGCGATCCACACACTTCTTAAGCGGCTTCTTTAAGCTTTCTTAAGTTATCAAAATAACCCCTATCAAATCCCCTCTGCCACTCCTTGCCTTGAGTGGTGTGTGGATTATACTGATTACTCAACCATCCATTTTTAAATGCAAAATAGCCCTGATCAAACTGAATACGCAAAGGTGCTGTGCGTTCTACTTTGATTATGTTCATAGCTTTTCCTTTAACTGAGATATTTTTAAGTTCCAACAATCTGACTTTACCACATATCCATTTGTAGGGTCAACATCTCCCTTGTTCATGAACACAGCATCTTTAAAGTATTGATGTTTTTCGTACACACCAAGATACCAACCAACAGAGAAGTCGTTCTTCACTCGACAGAAAGCATAGTAGTCACAGTCTTGTTTAATGTTTAAATTAGCAATACTGCAATCATATGTTTCCAAAGGAACATAACCTGTCTGCTTTGTCTTGACATCAATCTTTGTGCCATCGTCTAAGACTAAGTCGTAGTCATAGGTGTTAGAAAGAGTTCCTCCTAACACCTGTTGAGCAATAGCTTCACCAATGAAGCCAGCCATATTGCCAGCCCCTCTGATGATGCTATTGTAAAGCTGCCCCATCTCAGCAGCTTTATCTCTCGCTTCCACTAACATCTGT